GGTAAATTGATTGACATATTATCTTTATCCTTTTAATTTCTGCGTTGTATAATAGCAAAAAGGCGTATATAGTTCAAGTATGCCATTAAAGAAGATACCACTTAAAGCTGGATTTAATAAACAAGACACCGCAACTGCCGCTGAAGGTCAGTGGATTGATGGGGATTTTGTACGCTTTCGTTATGGATATCCTGAAAAAATAGGTGGCTGGAGAGAAATTTTAAATAAAGAACTAGCAGGAGTTGCAAGAGCTCAACACACTTGGACAGATTTACAAGGAAATAAATATGCTGCAATTGGAACTAATAAATTATTAGTTATTTATTTTGATGGAGCCTTTTATGATATTACTCCCCTTGGAATAGCTTTAACTTCTTGCACTTATACATCAACAACAGGATCTGCAACCGTTACTATTAATAAAGCAAATCATGGATTAGAAGTTCATGATTATATTAAAGTTAATTCAGCTTCAACTCCCGGACCTACTACAACAAGTTTTACCGCTGCTAATTTTACAACAAACATATTTGAAGTTTTAACTGTTCCAACGACAAGTACTTTTACAATCACTATGCCTGTTAATGAAGCAGGAACAGGTGTCACAGGTGGAGGAACTTTATCTATTTCTCCTTATGAAAATGTAGGTCCTTCAGCGCAGACTTCTGGTTTCGGTTGGGGTACTGCTTATTATGGGGGCACTGTTGTGCCTGCTATAACTAATCAATTAAATGGATCACTTAACAATTCAGCTACAACAATCACTGTAGATTCAACAACAGGTTTTACTTCAGTGGGATCTATTAAAATAGATAATGAAATAATTACTTATACTGGAATAACTTCTACAACCTTTACCGGGTGTGTCAGAGGAACAGGTGGAACTTCTGCTGCATCTCATTCGGATAATGCAGTTGTAACAGAATCTACTTATTGGGTAGCTTGGGGACAAGCTAGTTCTTCTTCTGTTGTTACTTTATCTCCAGGAAACTGGTCATTAGATAATTTTGGTGAAATTTTAGTTGCAACAATTAAGAATGGTAAAACATTTTCATGGAACCCTGCAACCGCTAACCCATTAACAGTTAGAGCAACTGCTATTAGTGGCTGCCCGACAGCTTCCATAATGACTATTGTATCTGATCGAGATCGACATTTAATTGCACTTGGAACAGAGACAACTATTGGATCAACTTCAACTCAAGATCCGATGTTTATAAGATTTGCAAATCAAGAGGATTTTAATACCTGGGCTCCAACCGCAACGAATACTGCAGGAACCTTTAGACTGGATACAGGCAACAGGATCGTAGGAGCTGTACAAGGAAAAGATTATATATTTATTTTAACGGATCAAGCAGCTTATGTAATGCAATTTGTAGGTCCTCCTTTTGTATTTTCAATAAGACAGGTTGGAACAAACTGCGGATGTATTGGTCAACATTCAATCGTCTTTGCTCAAGGTACTGTATTTTGGATGGGATTTGGTGGTGGTTTCTTTGCATATGATGGAACCGTTAAACAATTGCCATCTTTAGTTGAAGACTTTGTATTTACAACAGGAGGTACTAATTTAGGTATTAATTATGGTGCAGCAGATATTATTTATGCATCTCATAATAGTTTATTCAACGAAGTTATTTGGTTTTATCCAACTGCAGGAGAACAACAAATTAATAGATCCGTAGTTTATAATTTTCTTGAAAACACTTGGACAACCATGTCTTTAGCTAGAACAACTTATTCAGATGCACAAACATTTGATTTACCTTTTGCTACAAAATATTTATTAACCGGTACTCCAAGTTTTCCAACAATTAATGGTGTAACTAATACTTCAGGTTCTTCTGAATATTATGAACATGAAACAGGAGTTAATGATGTAAATGCAACAGGAGTTAAAACAGCAATACCTGCTTATATTGAATCAGGTGATTTTGATTTAGATATTGAAGGAGATGGTCAATATTTAATGAAGATAAATAGATTTATTCCAGACTTTAAAATTCTTACAGGAAATGCTAAAATAACTTTATTATTAAGAAATTATCCATCTCAAACACAAAATAGTCAAATGTTAGGACCTTATACAGTTAATTCATCTACAACTAAAATAGATACAAGAGCAAGAAATAGGTTAATGAGTATTAAAGTTGAAAATGAAGCAACTGATGAAAATTGGCGATATGGATTATTTAGAGTAGATATTCAACAAGATGGAAAAAGATAATGGCAAAGATTACAACATATATACCTGAGCCAAGTCAAGAGTATTCTCCTGAAAACCAAAGACAAGTCTTACAAGCATTAGAGACATTAAAAGATCAATTAAATTTTTCTTTTCAAGAAGAATTAAGACAAGAGCTACAAAGATTTACATGGTTTAATATGAGGTTTGACTGCTAATGAGTTGTGAAAATATAAATGTTGGTAATGGTCAGTTAATTACAATTGGTGGTAATAACGTTGATGCATTTGGAAGATTAAGGGTTTCTAATCCACTTACAATCTTTGACAGTAAGAATATAATGTCACAGAACACTTTATTTGATCCATCAACTGCAAATGGTGGAAGTGTTACTTATACAGCTAATAAATCTACAGTTAATTTAAATGTAACAGAAGCAGCAGGATCTAAAACAATAAGACAATCTAAAAGAGTCATGTCTTATCAACCAGGGAAGTCATTACTTATATTTAATACATTTGTAATGAATACTTTGACTGCAAACTTAAAACAAAAGGTAGGTTTATTTGATGCTAATAATGGAATATTTTTTTATGCAGATGGAACAACACTTAAAATAGTAAGACGTACTTATACATCAGGTGCCGCAGTTGATACTGAAATATCACAATCTAGTTGGAATGGTGATAAGTTAAATGGAACAGGTCTTAGTGGATTTACATTAGATGCAGCAACGTCAAATATATTATTTATAGATATTGAATGGTTAGGTGTTGGATCTGTTAGAGTTGGATTTGTTATTAATGGTCAATTAATTACAGCACATACTTTTTATAATGCTAACAGTTTAACAACTGTTTACATGCAAACAGCCAATCTTCCAATTCGTTATGAGATTGAAAGAGCTGGAACATTAACAGCGGGTACTTATACATTACAACAAATATGTTCTTCTTGTATTTCTGAAGGTGGTTATGCACCAAAAGCGGTTGAACAAATGATTGGTACTGCATCTATTGCAGGGGTTAATTTAGATACTGCTGGAACCCTTTATAATTTAGCAACTATACGAATTAAAACATCAAGACCTTATGCGGTGATTGTGCCTGCAGGATTTATAGCTTCTGGAATATCTAATTCTGATTATGAAGTACAATTAATACTTAATGCTACACCTTCTTCAGCATTTTCATACTCAAGTTATTCAGATAATGTAGAATATGATTTAACAGGAGCAACTACTATTACAGGCGGTACTATTGTAGCTAAAGCTTATATAGCTGGTAAGAGCAGTTCTATTGCTAGTGTTGGAGATGGTTTTAATTTTGATTATCAACTTGGTCAAACAATAGCAGGGGTATCTGACACATTAACTCTTTGTGCTAAATCAGCGGCAAACAATGACGATGTTCTTGGTACAATTAAATGGTATGATTTAACATAATTGAACAATGGCAAATTTTTATAAAAACGCATTCTATGATCCAACTACTACTGCAGTTATTGCGGTATATGCATGCCCATCAAACGCTAATGCAATTATTCAAAACATACAAGTAACAAATGAATCTGGTAGTAAAGTAGTAAAGGTATCTATTAATGATGATTCAGTGTCTACAGTTTTTCAAATAGCTTATGCATCTATTACAGGTCCAACTATTTGTAATTTAGCAAGTGGTCCAATTATTTTAGAAGAAAATGATACCATAAGACTTGAAAGTTCTGTTACATCTGGTATAAGTGCAACACTTGCAATACTAGAAATAAATAGAGACGACCAGAATGGACAATAAAGAATATAATATTGAAACTGAAACAGTTACCGTAATAAAGAATAAAAAAACAGGTCAAGTTTATAAAGACGAAGAAGAGCTTAAAGCTGCTAACGTTGATGCACAAGATATCAGTCGTGACGTTATAGTTAAAGTTACTAATAAAGGATTAGAAGTATTTAAGAAATTTATGAGTGAAAAATGAAACCTAGAGGTGGTACAGAATTACAGTTTGAGTTTTTAGAAAAACATGTATCTAAAGACTTACTAGATCAGGTACAAATATGTACATCTGTTCCTGGTAAAGTTCCAATAGATCCAAATAAAGTAAATATCCTTTGGCAAAAGAATTCATACGATCAACCAAATTTAGCACCATGGTTCAAAGATAAATCAAATCATAATAAATATGATTGGTATGTGTTTAATTCACATTGGAATTATGAAAAATTTAGAATGTATTTTGATGTACCTACTGAAAAATGTATTGTTATAAAGAACGGTGTGATGCCAATAGTTCCTAGAACTAGACATGTAAAAGGTGATCCTATTAAACTTATATTTCATCCAACTCCATGGAGAGGCTTAAATGTAATTCTAGCTGCAATGCAACTTGTTAAAAATCCTCTTATTAGTCTAGATGTTTATTCATCAACTGAAGTATATGGAGATGCATTTAAACAAGCTAATGATGATGCATATAAAGAGTTATATGACCAGGCTAAATCTTTATCTAATGTAAATTATATTGGTTACAAGCCTCATGAATATATAAGAGAAAACTTACACAAATATCATATCTTTGCTTTTCCAAGTATCTGGGAAGAAACATTTTGTATATCAGCGCTAGAGGCAATGGCAGCTGGTCTTTATTGTATCACAACTGATTATGGTGCTTTATATGAAACAGGTGCAGAGTTCATTACATATGTTCCGTATGAGAAATCATTTACAAGTTTAGCGCACAAGTTTGCATATGCAATTGAACATGCAGCAGAAACACTAGATCATCCAGCAATTAGACAACATTTAGATATGCAAATAGATTATACAAATAGATTTTATAACTGGAATAAGATTGGTTATGCCTGGACTAATTTTTTAAAAGGAGCAATAGATGCAAGACGCAAGTAAACCTATTTGGTTTAAAAAAGAAGAACAAACTAATACAGAACTAAAAAGTAATATTTCTATAATGGTATGTACTCCGGTGCATTCTGAAGTATCCATGCATTACACACAAGCTTTATTAGAGTTTCAAAAGATTTGTATGTTAAAAGGTATAATAGTTAGTTTTACAATATTAAAATCTTCATTAGTTACACAAGGTAGAAATATGTGTGTTGCTGCATTTTTAAATGAGAAACATAATTATACTCATATGTTATTTATTGATTCAGATATTAATTTTTCTCCAGAAAGTATATTTGAGATGATAGCATTAGATAAAGAAGTTATAGCTATTCCATATCCAATGAAGACTTTAAATTGGGATAAGATAAAGAGATTAAGTAAAGAATCAACAAGTGCAACTGAACTTGAAACATTAGGATTTACCTATCCAATAAAAGTAAAAGACACTAATAATATAACTGTTCAAAATAATGTTATGGAAGTAACTCATGCACCAACTGGATGTATGTTAATTAAAAGATCAGTATTTGATAAGATGATTGAAGCTTACCCTCATTTAGAAATTAATCAACCAACGATATTAAATGGAGATGAAACTAATAGTAAAAATATATATAACTTCTTTGATACTTTTCATGATTTAAAAACTAAAAAATACTACGGTGAAGATTTTGGCTTTTGTCAAAAATGGACGGATATTGGTGGAAAATGTTATTGTTATATTGGAAGATTTATTACTCATGTGGGAGAATATCAATATTCAGGTAGATTTAGAGATGAGTTAAACTACATGACAAAGATTGACGAATCAAAAGAAATCAAGTAAACTCTACTGTTTCCAGGATAAATATGCCTGCCTCAAAGATGTTAGATGATTTAAAAACTATCTTATCTTTATACCGACAATTTGATCGCTATAATAAAAACACAGATAAAGAGTTATTATTTTACATTCTACCTTCTTATGAATTAAATCAATACAAGATACATAAACAAGGAGAAGAAGTGATCGCATTTACCAACTGGGCTTTCTTAGATAAAAACGCTGAAAAACAATTCATTTTAACAGGTAAAATAAATCCAAACGATTGGAAAAGCGGTGATAATGTATGGCATTGTGATGTTATTTGTGTTAAAAATCTTAAAAAAGTTATGTCTTGGATTAAACAATATTATACGAATTTATTAGGAACAAACAGATCTGTTAATTGGTTACGCATATCAGATAATGGAAAAGTTTATAAAGTAACAAAAACATTGACTAAGGAGCATTATAAATAATGGGTGGTGTAGTAGATTCAGTTGGTGATGTATTAGGTGGTGCTGCAGATTTTGTAGGTGACGTAGCCGGTGGTATTGGAGATTTTGCTGGAGATGTAATTGAAGATTTTGGACCAGAGATCGCAACTGCGATTGCACTTTATTATGGAGTACCTTACGCAGCAGGAGCAGGGGCTGCAGGAGCTGGTGCT